TACAAGCTAGAAGTAGATATAAAGGATATAGGTGATCCAGTCTCAACGCAGTACGTTGAAAATTTTGTTAAAAAACTAAAACTACAAAGCGGAGATAAAGACATTGAAATCCGAGACTACCAAATCGAGGCTGTCAGACATACTATCAACGAAGGTAGGTCACTCTTACTTTCCCCCACTGCATCTGGCAAGTCTCTCATTATCTATAGCCTTATGCGTTATCATCAGCATTTGGGCCGCAAGCAGCTCATCGTTGTGCCAACAACCTCTCTCGTTGAGCAAATGTATGGGGACTTCCAAGACTACGCAACAGCAGATACCTGGAAGGCAGTTGAGAACTGTCATAGAATCTACGGAGGTAAAGAGAAGTCAAACGAATATCCTATAACGATATCTACTTGGCAATCTATCTACAAGTTTCCTAAGTCGTGGTTCGAGCAGTTTGATGTTGTATATGGGGATGAGGCTCACAACTTTAAAGCAAAATCTCTCACTACTATTCTAGATAAATGCGTGAATGCTCCGTATCGAATAGGTACTACTGGTACTCTAGACGGAACAAAGACTCACAAGCTAGTTCTAGAAGGCGTGTTCGGCACTGTCAAAAAAGTAATCACTACAAAGAAGCTCATGGAACAAAAGAGTGTGGCTGATCTTGCTATCACTTGTTTGTTGTTAGGCTATTCTGATGAAGAAAAGAAGTTAATCAAGAAGATGACTTATCAAGAAGAGATGGACTGGATTGTCACTCATCCTAAACGCAATAACTTTATTCGTAATTTATGTGTATCTCAAAAAGGCAATACACTAGTGCTGTTTCAGTTCGTAGAGAAGCACGGTAAAGTTTTGTATGATTTAATCTCTCAAAAAGTAGAAGGCGATAGAAAAGTATTCTTTGTCCACGGCGGCACTGACACTGAGCAGCGAGAGAAAATACGAGCATTGACTGAGACAGTAGATGATGCTATCATTATCGCTTCATATGGCACGTTTTCAACAGGCATAAATATTCGTAACTTACACAATATTGTTTTTGCTTCACCGAGTAAGAGTAGAATCAGAAACTTACAGAGTATTGGTAGAGGGTTGAGAAAAGGCGACAACAAGACTTCTTGTGAGCTTTTTGATATTGGTGATGACCTATCTTGGAAATCCAAAAAGAACTACACACTTGGCCATATGGTTGAGAGAGTTAAGATATATAATGAAGAAGGGTTTGAATACAAAATGGTAAAGGTACCTATCAGTGGAAACTAACTACTACATCGTACAACTTTCTAATCGAATGAGCTTAGTAGGCGACTTAGAATATACTGCTGAAGGTATTGTTCTTAAATTTCCATTGGAAGTTACTGCTAAGCCTGTCAATGATGATGATGGAAAGATTATTGGTGAACATATGGTTCTTCGTCCTTTCTTAGTTATGACAGACGACAGAGAAGTTGTGATTGATATGTTTAACGTAGTATGCTTGAATAGTTTAAGCGTTAGACTGCACTCTTCTTACGAAGAAATGGTAGAGAATGTTTACGGTAAGCCTGTTTCTTTTGATGGTAACTTTTACAAAGAAGAAAAAGATTCTGAAGCGAAAGAGATTGAAGATTTAAGTGTTGAAGAAGCCGAATACTTGAAAGAACAATTACAGAATTTTATTAGTGATGATGAAGGCACAGTACATTAATATTACTTTCCTTTCTTTCTGACAAAGCAATTATAACAACATGGCACAATCGTGTCAAGCCTTTTATAACATTTATTTACTTGACATTGTAATCTTTTTTTAGTATTATTATATTATGAATTTAATTGGGAGCACCACATGACTAAGGAAAAAAATGCTCATTATGTAGATAACAAAAAGTTTTTTACAGAAATGAAAGCATGGAAAATTGAATGGGACAAGGCAGTAAAAGAAAATAAGCCTACGCCTCAGTGTACGAATTATCTTGGCGAATGCTTCGTTAAGATATCAAATCATCTAGCATACAAATCTAATTTCGTAAAC